CTGGACCGCTTCCGCGTCGTCGCCGACGGCGCGCGCGCGCAGCTCGCGGTGCAGCTGCTCCCGGCGCTCACGCAGCTCGTGACGTGGGTGCAGCGCGGGACCGCGGCCGCGCGCCCGTTCCTCGAGCGCACCAACGCGCTGCGCGCCGGGCTCGTCGCGCTCGCCGGCGTGCTGACCGCGCAGCTCTACCCCTCGCTCCTGCGCATCGCCGTCGCGGGCGCGCCGTGGCTGCTGTTCTTCCTGCTCGCGGAGGACCTGTTCACGCTGTTCACCGGCGGGGACTCGCTCATCGGGCGCGTCATCGACCAGATGCTCGGCGCGGGCACGGCGGCCGATGGCGTGCGCCTGCTGCGCGACGTCTGGCGCGAGGTCTTCGGCACGATCCAGCAGACCGTGGGCTTCCTGCTCCGCCACCAGAACAGCCCCGTGATGCGCTTCCTCGGGGGCCTCACGAGCTTCGCGAACCCGATGCGCCTCGTGGGCGAGGTCGCCCGCCAGGGGCGCATCGCGTACAACGTCGCGACCGGCGACCGCGCGGAGGCGGCGCGGCTCTACAACGGCTCGCTGATCACGGGCACCGGGCGCGCGGCCGCGGGCACCGTCGAGTCGGCGTTCGCGCTCGCCGCGCCGCCGGTCGCGCGCAACGGCGGGCGCGAGGGGCCGCGCTACTCCGACACCGCGGGGCTCACCGGCGCCGCGCTCGCGGACGCGCGGTTCCGCAACGCGATGCTCGCGCGCATGCAGCCGCCCGGGTCGCCGCCCCCGCCGACGATCGCTGCGGCGTCCGCGCGCGGCGCGACGGTGCACCAGCGGACCGTCACGATCGCGCCCGGCGCCATCCAGGTGCACGGCGGCAACCAGGACCCGCGCGCGATCGCGCGCGAGGTGCGCCGCGAGCTCGACGCGCGCGAGCGCGCCGCCAACGACCACGCCCACCCGCACCCGCCCGACGACGGAGGCACCTGATGCTGCGCATCGAGTGGACGAGCGACGGCGGTGCGACCGAGGCGGTCGAGTTCGACTGCACGCACCACGAGGTCTACGAGGCGCCGAACGCGATCACCGACCACGTCGTCGAGCGCGGCGCGCCGATGACCGACCACGTCCGCCCGGAGGCCGAGACGCTCAAGCTCGAGGCGGTGGTGTCGAACACCGTCGCGCGCACGAGCCTCTCGTTCCTCGACGGCGCGACGGTCGCGCCCGGTCAGGTCGCGCTCCCGGGCGGCGGGTCGATCACGGCGCTGAAGCTCTCGCGCCCGGTCGACCGCGTGCGGATCGCGGCCGGGGTGCTCTACGACCTGCGCACCAACGGGACGGTGCTCACGGTCCGCTCGCCGCGGATCTTCCTGCCCGACGTCGTCATCGAGCGCGTGAATTTCGACTGGAACAGCGGCGAGGGCGGCGCGCTCCCGCTCACGCTCGACCTGCGCCGCGTGCGCTTCGCGGTCTCGGAGACCGTGCCCGTAGACGCGCCGACGACGCGGCGCCAGCAGCGCACCCAGCAGCGGGGCGCGCAGCCGACGACGCCGGCGACGCCCGAGGAGCGGCGGCGGTCGATGCTCGTCCAGGCCGGCCGCGCGTTCGGCATCAGCCTCCCGGGGGACGGCTGATGGAACTCGTGCCGTGCGCGCCGAACGGAGCGGCCGATTTCGTCCAGCGCACGACGCTCGACGGGCGCGAGTACGTGCTGCGATTCCGCTGGAGCCAGCGCGCCGGCGCGTGGACGTTCGACCTCGCCGACGCCGACGGCGCCCCGATCCGCTGCGGCCTCGGGCTGCGCGCGAGCTACCGGCTGCTCCGCGGCGTCATCGACGCGCGCCGGCCGCCGGGCGAGCTCTTCCTGATCGACGCCACCGGCGCGCTGGCGGACCCGGGGTTCGACGACCTCGGGACGCGGCACGAGCTGTACTACGTCGCGGCCGCGGAGCTGGGGACGTGAGGTTCTTCGACCGCCGCTTCCGCGTGCGCGTCGGGGAGCTCTTGGTCGAGGGCCGGCCCGGCGAGGCGCTGGACGTCGCGTTCGAGGTCGAGCGCTCGCTCCGCCCGACGCCCGGGAAGATCACGTGCAAGATCTTCAACCTCACGCCCGAGCACCGCGCGCGCGCGCAGGGGCAGCGGCGCTCGCTGATGCAGCTCGAGGCGGGGTACCGCGAGGGCATGGCGCTGATCTTCCGCGGCGACGTGCTGCGCGTGACCAGCACGCGCGACGACAAGGACTGGGTCACGGAGGTGACCGGCGGCGACGGGCACTTCGCGATCCGGAGCGCGCGCGCGGCGCGGTCGTTCGGCCCGGACACCACCGTCGAGAGCGTGGTGCGCGCGATCGCGGAGGCGATGGGCGTCGGGATCGGCAACGTCCCGGAGGCGCTCCGCGGCGCGGCGCTGGACCGCGTCGGGCAGCTCTTCCCCCGCGGGACCGTCGTGCACGGCTACGCCGCCGACGAGCTCACCGGGCTGCTCCGGAGCGCGGGCCTGCAGTGGTCGGTGCAGGACGGCGTGCTCTCGGTCGTCCCGCGCGGCGGCGCGCTGCAGCGCCAGGCGATCCGGCTCGCGCCCGAGACCGGGCTCGTCGGCTCGCCCGAGAAGGGCAAGAACGGTGTCGTGACGGCCACGTCGCTGCTCAACCCGGAGATGGTGCCCGGACGCCTCGTGCGCCTCGAGAGCGCGGCGGTCACGGGCGTGTACGCGATCCGCAAGTGCAAGTGGACCGGCGAGACGGCGGGCCAGCCCTGGTACGTCGAGGCCGAGATGCGAGAGCGACGATGAGCGACGACGCGCGACCCGACGCCCCCGACCGCGACGACGTGATGCACGGCTGGTTCCGGCGCTACCTCGCCGCGCTGCGCACCGCGACCCCCGGGCGCGTCGAGCGCTACGATCCGGCGACGCAGCTCGCGGACGTGCAGCCGGCGATCCGCGCGTCCGTGGAGCAGCCCGACGGCTCGTTCGCGTACGAGGACACGCCCGTGGTCCCCGCGTGCCCGGTGCTCTGGCCGCGCGTCGGTGCGTGGGGCATCACGATGCCGCTCGGCCCCGGGGACACCGGGCTCCTCGTCGCGTGCGACGGCGCCATCGGCCACTGGTGCGCGGGGCAGGGCGACCCGCAGTACCCGGGCGACCAGCGGCGGCACCACCTCGCGCACAGCGTGTTCATCCCGGGGCTCTTTCCCGACGCGCGCGCGCTGGAGAACTCCGGCACGACCGGCAACACCAACATGGTGCTCGGTCACGACGGGACCGGTGCCCGGATCGAGCTGCACGCCGACGGCAAGATCGACCTCGGCGGCGCCGCCGTGGACGCGGCCGTGGCGCAGCTCGTCGCCAGCCAGCTGACGACGCTCAAGAACGCGATCTCGGCCGCGCCGGTGGTGACGGGCGACGGCGGCGCCTCGTTCAAGGCCGCGCTCGTGTCGGCGCTGGCGGCGTGGCCGGGAAACGTCGCGAGCGGTTTCGTGCGGTTCGGCGGCTAGGGCGCGGCGGGGACCGCGAGCGGAGCGCAGCGCGGGCCGTCGCAGGCCGCGGGGTAGCACGTCGCGTCGCCGCGGCTCGGGTCCGCTTCGCAGTCCGCGCGCGCGCGCCCGCCCGCGTTGTCGTAGCAGGCGCGGCCCCCCGTCGCGGCGTTGTCGCGGCACCACCACGGCCCGTCGGCGTCCGCCGGCGTACCGGCGTCGGACGGGTCGACGGCAAGGCCGCCGCAGGCGGGCACGAGGGCCAGGACGAGGGCGACGAGCAGGGTTCGCATGCGCCACAAATGGCGCCGCGTCCGGGCCGGCGCAAGACTGCCCATTTCCGACACGCCGGGCACCGGCCGCCCGGGGGAGACGGATTCCCTCGCCGCGGCACGCGGTTGCGGCACGCCCGTTCGTGGCCTCGCGCGGAGGCGACCCCGCACGATTCCCACGTGTACGACGTCGCCCTCGACGAAGACGGGGACCTGCGCGTCGAGAACGACGCGGCCGCGCTCGTCTCGGACGACGCCGCCGTCGCGCAGGGGATCTACCTCCGGCTCTCGCTCTGGCGGCGCGAGTACGGGCGCGACGAGCGCGTCGGGATGCGGTTCGGGGACCTGCTCGGGCGCAAGGGCGCCGTCGCGGAGATCGCGGAGGAGATCCGCACCGCGATCGCGACGGCGCCCGGCGTCGACGCGGTCGTGTCGTTCGCGTACGAGCACGACGCCGCCCGGCGGCACCTCGCGGTCACGTACCAGGTGCGGGCGGTCTCCGGAAACCTGCTCGACCCGGCGACGTTCACGCCGTTCGTCGCGGAGGCCGCATGACGTTCGGTGTAACGCCCGAGGGCTTCGTCCCGAAGACGTCGGAGGACATCTTCGCGGAGGTCGAGGCCGCGCAGCGCGCGAACATCAACGCGAAGCTGCGCACGGACGCGGAGAGCGTCGTCGGGCAGGTGAACCAGTCGCTCGTGCCGGGCGAGGCGGAACTCTGGGAGGTCCTCGCGCTCGTCGAGGGCGCGAGCGACCCCGCGCGCGCGCGCGGCGCGCAGGCCGACGCGCTCTGCGCGCTCACCGGCACCGAGCGCGAACCGGCGACGAAGGGTCGCGCGGTCCTCACGCTCGGCCTGAACGCCGGCGCGCTGGTGACCGCGGGGCACGTGGCGCACGTCCAGGGGCAGCCGCAGAACCGGTGGGTCACGACCGAGGACGCGCAGAACACGGGCGGGTCGCCCGCGACGTTCGACGTCGAGGCCGAGGCCGAGGCCGCCGGCGTGTACGTCGCGAACGCCGCGACGATCACCGTGATCGCGACGCCCGTGAGCGGCTGGACGAGCGTCACGAACGCCGAGGACGCGGCCGCGGGGAGCCTCGCGGAGACCGACGCCGCGCTCATGCTCCGGCGCGAGGCCGAGCTGTCGGAGGCGGGGACGGGGACGCTCCCCGCGATCCGCAACGACCTGCTCGAGCTGCGCGACCCGTCCGACGCGACGGGGGCGACGCGGCTGCTCGCGGCGTGCGTCGTGGAGCACAACCCGTCGGCGTTCCGCGACCCGCTGCGACGGCCGCCGAAGTCGATCGAGGTCGTCGTGCAGTTCCGCGCGGGGCTCGCCGGGGACGCGCTCGCCGCGGCCCGGCTGCAGCTCGCGGCGCAGCTGCTGGCGAGCGCGCCCGGCGGCGCGTACCTCTACGGGTCGCAGTCCGCGACGGTGCTCGACGCGAACGGCGACGCGCAGACGGTCCGGTGGACCGAGCCCACGGACGTCGACGTCTACGCCGCGACGCTGGTCACGATCGACCCGGCGGCGTACGCCGGCGACGCGGCGGTGAAGGCCGCGGCCGTGGCCTACGGCGACGCGCTGACGCTCGGGCAGGACGTCGTGCGGCACCGGCTGCTCGCCGCGCTGCTGGCGGTCGGCGGCGTGCGCGACGTCGCGACGCTCGAGGTCGGGCGGTCCAGCGCCGTCGTGATGCCGCTCAACATCCGGGTCGTCGGGCGCGAGCTCGCGCGGTTCGACACGTCGCGCGTGACCGTCGCGACCGTCGTGGCGGGTGCGCCGTGAGCGACGAGCCGAACGCCGTCGCGCCGGCGCGCAACGCCGACCACGCCGGGGACGCGCGCGCGCGCCTCATGACGGCGCTGCGCAAGCCGAAGCTGCTCGCCGTCGTCGGCGCCCACGCGGCGCAGCTGCAGGCGATCGAGGACGCGGCGTGGGACCTGCTCGGCCAGACGCTCGACGGCGCCGTCGGCGCGTTCCTGGACAAGCTCGGGCGGATCCTCGGGCTCCCGCGCGGCGGGCTCGCGGACGACGCGGACTACCGCGCGTGCCTGCGCGCGATCGTCGCGGCGCGGCGGTCGAGCGGCACGCTCCCGCAGCTGCTCCGGGTCGCGGCCCTCGCGCTCGCGGGCGCCGAGTTCCACGCGCGCGCGGGCTGGCAGTCGGTGCTGATCGCGCCGGCCGAGCCGTTCGGGTTCGACGGCGCCGCGCTCGCGTTCGTGCTCGGGGTCGCCGCGGCCGCGGGCTACCAGGTGCAGGCGCTCGAGCCGCTCTCGACCGCGTCCAAGACGTTCACCCTGTCGTCCGACCCGATGCGCGCGCAGGCGAGCGCGGACCTCGGATTCGCGGACGACGCGCAGACCACCGGCGGGCACCTCGCCGGCGTGAGGGTCCCGTAATGCCGAAGACGCCCACCGCGCTGCCGCTGTTCGCGACCGACGGGGACCCGGCCGCGATCGTCGAGCCGCTCACCGACACGATCGCCGCGGGCTTCGCGCCCGACGAGCGGCCGCCGGCGGGGTGGATCAACTGGCTGTTCCACGCGATCGGCCTGAACATCGACGCGCTGCGCGGGCCGTCGCGCACCAACTGGGCGCGCGTCACGACGACCGTGAAGATCCGCGAGGCGGACTACGACGACGTCACGCCCGACGGCGCGACGCCGCGGCACCGCATCGTCGGGATCGACGACAGCAACGACCCGCAGGTCTGGGCGAGCGTCCACGGCGACTCGTGGCTGCAGCGGGACGTCAACCCCGTGGCGTCGACCGGCGAGCCGCGCGCGATCGTGTTCAACGGCACCGTCTGGGTGCTCGGCACCGACGACGGCGCGGGCGGCGGGCTGATCTGGACGACGACGCCCGACGGCGTCGGCGGCTCGTCGATCACGACCGAGGGGACGAACTGGTCCGCGACGACGCTCCCGGCGAGCACCGCGCCGGTGCTCACGCTCGCGGCCGACAAGAGCACCGGCGTGCTCGTCGCCGGCACCGACGACGCGGTGATGTACAGCACCGACGACGGGGCGACCTGGGCGAGCGCGACGTTCAGCGGCGCCCGCACCGGGCTCACCGACGAGGTCGTCTTCACCGGGAGCGCGTGGCTGGCGATCACGTCGACCGGCGAGATCTGGCGCGCGAGCGACCCCGCGGGCACGTGGTCGAAGGTCGCGGACCTGTCGCCCACCGCCGGCTGGCGGATGACCGCGGCCGGGCCGACGAGCACCGACGCGGGCACCGTGGTCGCGTACCGCGCCGACGAGGCCGCGGCCGAGGACTGGTACCGCTCCGACGACGACGGCGCGACGTGGGCGCTCGCGACCGCGCCGACGGCCTACGTCCAGATCTCGCGCCTCCGCTACGTCGACGACGCGTGGTGGATCGTCTCGACGGCGTGGCCGTACCTCGCCGCGGCGAACGACCTCGACGCGAACGAGTGGCGGACCCTCCCGATCCCGTACCTCGAGGGCGGGGAGCACCGGCTCCTCGAGGTCCTGGCGGCGGACGCCGGGGTGCTCGCGCTGGGGTTCAGCCACACCCTCACGAGCCTGCGCGCGCACTACGACCCCGCGGGTCCCTTCGTCCCCGCGACGGGCGCCGCGCCGATCTACGACGCCGGGTACCTGCGCGGCCGCGTCGTGGACGACGCCGCGCCGACCGACCACGACGTGCTGGCGTGGGACGACGCCGGCGACGCGTGGGCGCCCGAGGGGCCGGGCGCGCGGCTACGCGTCCAGACGACGGCGACCTCCGCGACGGTCGGCGCGAAGGCGGCGGTGGTCTGGGTCACCAGCACCGCGGCGCCGCGGACGATCACGCTGCCCGCGCCGAGCGTCGACCGCGCGGTGCTCGTGAAGGACACCTCGAACAACGCGGCGGTCAACAACATCACGGTCGACACGCCGGGCGCCGAGACGATCGACGGCGCGGCGACCTACGTCATCAACGTCAACCGCGGCTGGGTGCACCTGTCGAGCGACGGGACGAACTGGGCCGTGATCGGAGCCGGACCATGAGCACCGAGGGAGTCGACTTCCGATTGGCGGGCGGCCCGGTCACCACGGACACCATCGCGGCGGCCGGCACGACCGACGCCACGATCCGCCCCGGCGGCGCGCCGCGGGTCGGGCTGCGGATCAAGAACACCGGCGCCGCGGACCTCACGACGCTGACGTTCAAGCGCTCGTTCTCCGGGAGCGAGGACGACCGCGACGACTACGACGCGCTCAACACCGAGGTCGCCGCGCTGCTCCCGCTCGAGCCCGACGGCGTGCTCACGATCGAGGTCGACAACAACACGGCGCTCGAGTGGGACTTCACGGCCGGCAGCACCGCCGGCACCTCGTTCGCCTACTCGTGGAACGCGGTGCGCTGACGTGGCGCTCTGGATCGACGGCGCGCTCGTGGCCGGGACCGACGCGCGCGTGCGCGCGTCGTGCGCGCCGCTGCACGAGTTCGAGTGGACGACGTCCGCGCCGGACGGCTGGACGTACACGCGCAGCGGGACCTGGCTCCTCGTCGACGACGCCGACGAGGCGACGCTCGCGTCGTACGGCGCGAACGCGTGGGGCGGCGAGATGCACGCCGACGGCGCGCGCTACGCGCCGATCGTCCCGGGATACACGAACCTGGTCACCGCCCCGCGCGACCTGGCGTCGTGGACCGGCGCCGACGCGCGCGTGACGGCCGACGCGGCCACGTCGCCCGACGGCACGACGAGCGCGGACCGGTTCAACCAGACGACGACGACGGCCGGCATCGGCCGCCAGCCGTCGACCACCGCCGGCACGACGTACACGATCACGGCGTGGCTGCGCGCCCGGACCGGCACGGCGCAGTACCAGCTCTACGTCGGCGGCGCGACCGCGACGGAGTTCGGCTTCGCGCAGGGCACCGCGTCGACGGCGTGGCGCCGCGTGCGGATCACGCGGACGATCGCGGACAACAACGTCACGCTGGGGCTGAACGACACGCGCGCGTTCGCCGGTGTGTTCTCGGGCTACGGCCCCGACGACGTCACGCCCGCCGCGTGGGTCAACGGTCCGGCGACCGACTGCTACCACGACGCCGCGCTCTGGATCCCGTCGCGCTACGTCCGGCCGTTCACCGCGACGACCGTCGGGAACCCCGTCCTCGCGCGCGCCGGGTCGCGCGTCGTGGCGCCCAACGGGCGCTTCGACGTCCTGATCACCAACGGCGTCCTGAAGCACCGCGAGGCCGCGGCCGCGCAGACGTCCGACGGCTACCTGCTGTACCTCGACGCGAACAACCACTTCCGGTTCCGCGCGAGCGATCACAAGTACGTGCTCACGCTCGGCGGGAGCGCCGTCGCCGCGAGCGCGGCGAAGGCGTACGCGGCGGACCACGACATCGGCTACACGCGCGTCTGGTCGCGCGGCAACGGGTGCGGCTTCACCGTCGACGGCGCGACCGTCGAGGCCGCCGCGGCGGCCGCCGTGACGCCGCCGGCGACGGCGTACCTGTTCTCCAACAACGGCAGCAACGTTTTCCCCTGCGACGTGCAGCTCGCGCGCGGCGCGCGCTTCCGCGCGCTGCACCCGGCCTGACCCGGAGACCCCGACGTGCTCGACGCGCTCGTCACCGACTACGGATCGCCCGCCCTGGCCCTCACCGCCGTGCAGAACGCCGGCGGCGGCGTGCTGCGCTTCCCGGTCGGGGTGACGGCGCTCGGCGCGACGGGGCTGACGCCCTCGGGCGCGGTCCCGGTGGTCTTCCGCGGCGCAGGACGCGGCGTCTCGACGCTGCAGCTCGCGAGCGGCGCGTCGAGCACGTCGTGCGTCGTCGTCAACGCGGGCGAGGGGATGATCACGGTCGAGGACCTGACCCTCGACGCGAACAACGGCGCGAACTGCAACGGGCTCTACGCGCGCGTCGGGCTCACGGTCGAGAACGTCGACGCGGTCCGGCACGAGTTCGGCTGCGGGATCTTCCTGCAGGGCGCGCACCGCCCGGAGCTGCGCGACGTGCGCTCGCTCTCGCGGGACCTGCGGCTCGACGGACGCGCGCCGCGCGGCATCCGTGTGGTCGACGGCGCTGACATCCGGATCCACCGGCCGGAGCTGGTCAACCTCTACAACGGCATCGACCTCTCCGGGTGCGTCGACCGCGTGATGATCGTGGACCCGCACTGCGAGGGCAGCTGGTACACGCTCCCGACGCGGCTGCGCTCGACCGACGACGAGCCGACGGCGGGGCAGGGCACGTGGACGGCGGACGGGCTCTACGTCCGCCTGACGGACGCGGGTGCGTTTCCCGACGTCCTGTTCGTGGCGGACCCGCACACGACGACGGACGTGCGGCTCCTGCTCGCGGTCGGCACCGCGACGGTCGCGGCCGCGATCGGCGGGCGCCTCTACGCGAGCGGGTCCCCGGGCATGACGTCCTGGTGGGAGCGCCCCGCGGGGGAGCTTGTGCGCGTCGCGGTGGACGATGTCGTGACCGCGCAGGGGATCGTCGTCGGCGTCGTGGACGACACGCACCTCGTCGTCGAGGGCTGGCACGACCCGGTCACGCTCGCGCCGTGCGCCGCGCCGCAGACCGGCACGCTCACGGGCTACCGCGTCGCGACCGGCGGGACGTTCGAGGTCAACGACGCGGACAGCGTCCGCACGTACCCACAGTGGCTCGACGGCACGCCGATCGCCGCGAGCGAGCTCGCGGGGTACGGCGCGGCGCTGACCTACGAGGTGCTCATCCCGCACGGGAACTACTCGGGCATCCAGGCGACCGACACCGTGAGCGAGGTCACCGTGGTCGTCGGGACCCACGCGCGATCCTGGTCCGACCAGATCTCGCTGTTCGGTCCGCGCTCCCTGGTCGTCTGCCCGCGGGTCCTCGAGGGGCAGGACACCGGCCTCACGATCAACGGTGCCAACAGCGTCGTCGTCGCGCCGGTCGTGCGCGACCAGGGGCGACGCGGCCTGTTCGGGCAGGGGCCCGACCTGCTCGTGCTCGGCGGGGACTTCTCCCGCACGCCGAAGCGCGGCGAGGTCGGGGACGAGAGCTACGACTCGCAGCTCGGGCTGTTCGGCGCCCGGCACACCGCGATCGGCGTCGTCGTCGACGGCGAGGACCTCCCGAAGGCGCGCGACGGGTTCGCGGTGAGCGGGACCGCGCGGCTGATCGACTGCGCGTCGCGCGGGCACTCGCTCGGCAGCGTCAAGCTCTACGGGGCCGCCGCGAAAGCGGAGCTCGTGCGCGGTCGCTACGAGGACGAGCCGGCGAGCGGTCCCGTCGGGAAGATCCGCCACGTCGCCGGCGCGACGGTCGGCACGTACACGACGCGCAACGCCGACCCGCCGCACCCCGACACCGAGACGGCGAACGGCGGGATGCACATCGAGACGCCCGCCGACGGCGGGACGGAGAAGACCTGGCGCAAGCACGCGCTCGGCTGGCAGCGCGTGAAGGTGCCGCTGTGACGCGCGCGCTCGCCGTCGCCATGCTCGCCCTCGCCGCGTGCGCGCGCATCGCGGCACCGCGCGCGCCCGCCGCGCCGGGACCGCGCGTCGTCACCGTGCGCCTCGAGGCCGGGTGGCCCACGGGGCACGCGGACCTGATCCGCGGGGCGCTCGCGGGGGGATGGCTCCGCGGCCACGTCGTGCGCGTCGTCGGTCCGGGCACGCCCGCCGACGTCGAGATCCGGCACGCGGAGTTCGCGGACTGTCGTCCCGCGGCGGACTACGCGGCGCGTGTGATCCGCTGGGACCCGACGTGCACGCCCGGGCTCGAGGTCGTCGCGCACGTGTTGCGGCACGAGGTGATGCACCACCTCGGGTGCCGACACCTCTGCCGGCGCGCGGGCGAGCCCGGGTGCGTCGGGCCGCCGGTCGGCCTGGCGGTGATGAACGCGCACTTCGACCGGCCGGACACGCGGGTGCCGAACGGTAAGGCGTGCTGCGCGCCGTCGTCCGTCGCGGTCGAGCCGACGCCGGCGGACCTCGCCGAACTCGCGCGTGCGGAAGGAAGGCGCCCATGAGCTGGCCCGTGGTCATCGCCTGCGTCGTGGGCGTCGTGGGCCTCATGCTCACGCTCGCCAAGATCGTCCACGCCGACGGCAAGCGCGACGAAAAGATCTCGACGTCGCTCGCGAAGGTCGAGGGGACGATCGCGACCGGGCACGCGCGGCTCGAGGAGCGGATGCACGGCCTCGACGAGCGCATGTCGCGCGTCGAGGAAGACGTGCGCGAGGCGCGCGACACCGCGCGTGACACCCGCGCGCGCTTCGAGGTCGTCGGCGGGCGAGGGGGCAAGTGATCGTCCGCGCCCGCCTGTGGTTCTGGGATCGCGCGGCCGACGTCGTCATCTACGGCGCCGCGATCGCGCTCGCATTCAGCGCGGGGTACCGCCTCGCGAAGTGGTGGAGGGTCTCGTGAAACTGTTTCCGTACATGCTCGCGGCGGCGTCGCCGGCGTGGCTCTCCGCGGTCTACGCGGTCGCCGTGCCGGTCGTCGTCGGCTTCATCTGCTGGCTCGCCCTCGGCGTGCTCAACGCGGCCGTGTGGTTCGCGGACCACCAGGACTGGGACGCGTGGGCGAAGGGCAACCCGAAGAAGGCCGCGGCGGTGCGCGTCTCGCGCGCGCTCGGGCCGCACTTCCGGAAGCTCGTCGCCGTCGCGCGGACGTACCTCGCGGAGCGCGCGCGCGCGGGCGGCATCGCCGCGCCGGTCATCGACCTCGAGACGCGCCGGCCGAAGAGCGATCCGCCCGCGGGACCGACTGGCGGTGCGGCATGAACCAGCCCGAGAAGTGCTCGTGGTGCGACGGCTTCGGCTGGCGCGTCCACGCGTCGATCGCGGACAAGCGCTGGAAGTGCCGCGGATGCGGTGGCCTCGGCCACGTGCTCGCGCAACCGGCGCCGCTCGGCGACTACCTGCGGTTCGTCCCGCCGGTCACGCACCCGACGCCGCTGCCGGCGCCTTGGATCCGCCCGCAGATCGTCGAGCCAGTTCCGCACATCGGCCCGTGGTGGGGCGTGTTGCCGCCGGACGGCGACGGCTCCGTGGGGCCCACGATCACCGTCGGCCCGTACCCCACGACGCTCGGCGACGTCTGGTGCGGCGGCGCGCCCACGTCGAACGCGATCTACGGAGGCAACTCGTGAACATCCTCGAAGTACTCGGGATGAAGTCCCGCGCGCGCGCGCTCGCGTACGGGCTGTTCTGCACGGCCGTCGGCGTCGTGTTCATGGCGTTGCTCGGCACGTGCGCGACGGGCTGCGGTGGCCCCCAGCAGCGGCACCGCATCGCGCGCGTCGCGATCACCGGCGCGGGCGCCGCGGTCGACGGGCTCGCGGCCGCGAACCGGCGGCTGTACCGCACACAGGGCGACGAGCTCATCGACCGGCTGCGCGCGCGCGGCGCGACCGCGGCCGATTTCGAGCGCGAGACCGCCGCGCTGGACAACGCGTTCAAGGCGCGCAGCGACATCCTGGTGCAGCTCGCGGCGGATCTGTACGCCGCCGCGGCGATCGCCGACACCGTCGCCGCGGGCGGGTCCGCCGCGTCGCTGCGGGAGGCCGTGGCGCGCGTCGTCGCGACGCTCGAGACCGCGCTCGTGATCCTGAGCGACGGCCACGTCATGCCGCCGCTGCCGATCCCCGAGTCGATCCGGATCGCGGTGCTCGCGCTCCGGCAGCTGGTGGGCGCGCCCGACGCGGGCGCCGAGGACGGAGGGTACGCCGATGCCGTGGGGTGAGATCCTGAAGGCCGCCGCGCCGATCCTGGCGGACGTGATCGCCGCGATCGCGGGCGCGCTCAAGGGCGAGGACGACGCGTCCGCGCTCGAGGCGCTGCGACCGGTGTGCAAGACGCCCGAGGCGCTTCGCGCGCTCGACGACGCGCTCGTCGCGTCGCAGCACGCGAAGGCGGCGAAGGTGCTCGGCGGCGGTGCTGTGGAGCCGGGCCGGCTGCCGTCGACGCTCCCGCCTCCGCCGAAGGTCCCGTCGTGACCGTCGACGGCATCGACCCGGGCGGCGAGGGGCCGACGCCCATCGAACTCGCGGCGCCGCTCGCGACGGGCATCGTGCTCGGCGGGGCGCGCGTCCTGGTCCCGGGCCAGCGCGCCGTATCGTGGCTCGACGACGCGAAGAAGTTCCCGCGCTGCCCGAAGGGGCGCACGCGCTCGATGCCGCCGCGGTTCATCGTCGCGCACACGGTCCACGGCGTGCGAGGCGACCTGCTCCCGGGCGTCGGGCGCTCGGGCCGCGCGACGTCGTACGCGCGGTACCAGAGCACGACGACGCGCGACGTCTCGTGGGACTACACGATCGACACCGACGGGCTCATCGTCGCGCACAACGACCCCGCGGCCCGCTACACCTGGCAGGCGGGGCACGCGAACGGCTACAGCCTCGGGATCGAGCTAGTGCAGGAGGCCGACGGCGACCTGTACGCGGCGCAGATGCCGGCGTTCGTCGCGCTCTGCGAGGCCCTGGCGACGTACTTCTCGATCGACCGGTTCGTGGCCGCGCGCGACGGCGCGCCGTTCCTCGGGCTCATCCCGGCGATCACGTCGAAGGGCGGGAAAGTGCGCGAGGTCCGCGGGGTCTGCGCGCACGCCAACCTGACGAACAACCGCGGGCCCGGCGACCCGGGTCCCCATCCGCTGCGCGCCCTGCTCGCCGCGGGCTGGCAGCCGGCCCCGTGGGCGCAGCGATGACGCTCCCGGCGTGGATGGCGCCCGACCGGGAGGTCTCGGCGCCGAAGCCCGCGACGCCGCCCGAGGCGCGCGCGTGGGTGCGCGCGATGTACACCGCGCTGCGCGGCCTCGGGGTCCCGGACTGGCAGGCGTGCCACGCCGTCGCGATCGCGGTGCTCGAGACCGGGTGGGGGAAGCACGCTCGCGGCGGCAACCTCGGGGGCGTGAAGTGCCGGCGGGACATCGCCGAGTGGTACCTCCGCGTGCTCGGCGTCGCGATGCCGTGGTACCGCGCGGCGGGGCACATCACGTCGGGCGACCCGCCCGAGGTGTACTACGTGGCGTTCCCGGACGCGGAGACGTTCTGGCGGTTCTGGCTCGCGCGGTACGTCGGGGCGCACCCGACGGACCGGCCGGCGCACCCGACGGTGGACTACTCCGAGGCGGGTGACCGCTTCTGGCGCGACGACCCGACGTGGATCGACGCGCTCATCGGCGCGGGGTACCGCGGGTCCGTCACCCAGAACAATCCGGCGAAGCGCGCGGCGTCGTGCGCGGGGCACCAGAGCCTCGTGCGGCGCGTGCGGCGCTTCGTAGGGCTCTCGCCGTAGTCACTCGTGCGCGTGCACGGGCGGGCAGTTCGGGCATATGGGCCCGCAGTCGGGCACGCCCGCGCTGCACACCCGCCAGCGCCCCGGCGCGCAGTCGCGACAGACGCAGCACTCCGCGCACAGGTCCACGAGACGGTGCGCGAATCGGCACGTCGCGCACGCGACGCGGCCGGGGATCGCGCCGCTCCCGCCCGCCTGCCACCGCGCGCGCCAGCCCGTGCGGTGCGTCGGGGGCGCGGCGTTGCTCACGTCGACGGTGCCGCTGGGTACGGCCGCGCCATCTGCGCGCCGTGCCGCTCCGGGTCGTAGTCCGCGACGTCGAGATCCACGCCCATCTCGTCGACGCTGCGCCCCTCGGCCGCGAGCGCGGCTTCGCCGGCGTCCATCGCCTCCGACTCCGTCGCGCCGTAGCCCATGACCCGCTCGCCCCACAGGGCGACGTAGC